TGCACCAAGCAAAACAACTATTGCTCCGATCCCTGTTGCTATCAATGCAACTCTAAATAGTTTTAAACCTTTTGTTGTTCCTTTTGTTGCACTTGCAACACCTCTCAAGGCTGCTTGTTTTGATTTCAGATTACCAATAACACTTCCAACGTTAACGCCCATGATGTTGATTGAACCACTTAAATCAGTAACTGCACTTTTGTAGTTACCCACATCAACCTGATTGTTCCCTATTGACTTACTTAAATCTTTGTATTCTTGGTCTTGCTTTTCAATCGTTTTAAGTAACTTACCACCCACTTGGTCATTCTCTCTTTGTTCCTTTGTTAAGTTCTTGTAGGTAGTCTTATTTACGTTTAATGCATTCCTTAATGAATTTATTGAACCATCGGTTTTGACAACTGTTTGTTGTTCCCTTTCTTGTGCCTTTATATTATCTTCAAGAATCTTCTTGTATGTTCTACTTTCACCACTCAATTTCTTTATTGATGCTTCATTTTTTGCATAAGTTTGTGCTTGGTCTGAATTAGCTTTTGTGAGTCCATCTGTGGACTTCTTCAACTGCTGATTCTCCTTTTTTAAGGATGCAATCTGTTTCAAAACATCACCCTGTTTCTTCAACACCTGTGAATTGTCAATGTCTAATTTTAATAGACTTACTATTTGTTCTGCCATTATTTTAATTTAATTTTATTAGAATCCATTCCGACAAACCATCCGGTCTTGTCTTTATTGATTGAACTACAAATTTACTGTTTAATTGTTCTATAAATATTTTGTTTTGAAAACTGAATGAGTCAATCAAATGTCTTGGAACACGCATCAACAATTTCACTTCTTGATACCTATTCAACACATTATCTCTTAAACTGGAATAATTATCCTCAATTAAACTGCTCCAATCTAATCCATTAAATGAAATAAAAGTTTGTGTTCCAACCATGTTGAAGGTTGTTCCTGATTCAGTAATAACTGGAACTTGTATTGTACCATGTACATTTGTATCCCATCTCACTTCTTTACACACACGAAGTCCAATGTCTGAAGATGGTTGTTGCGCATCTATTGTATCATATCCGTTTGCCCTTAATGTAAAAGGTTGTGAACCATCAGCTATGATTATTCCAGCAGCATTTGTACTTGCATCAGCAAATGATGCAGTGATACCTGATTCAATTATTACCTTCTCCTTGTTTGTATTGTTTGCATTCAATGTTGAATTAAATATTACAGGAAAGCCATCTTCATATTGATAGTTAAATCTGTTTACCTTTCCATAATCACTGTTAAATTTTTTATTCATCACATTTGAAAAGTAATCTGAAAAATCAATTGTGTTACCCAGTGTTGAATCGTAAACCTCATTCAAAGAATATGCAGTCACAACCTTATTGAATTGATCCACTTCAAAAGCAAGATTGAACAACTCAAAAATGTGTGTGATGAAATCTAATTGTGTTAAGTCTTTAAATATATTTTCATAATAAATCTCTAAACTATCAGTTGTTCCAATTTTACTAACATTAAATGATGGGAAATCAAGTATTGAAATCTCCAATGTTGGCCCACTTGAAACAGAAACAACATCAATTTCAACTTCAATCTTTGTTCCTCTTGGATATACTGTTGAAGATGTAAAAAAAGCTAAATCATTAGTTCCTAATATCATAAAAATGGAAGATTCAAGAACTCCATCAATGTATGTGTTTACATAAGCATTAAATGAACCACCAACTGAATTGGTTTGATAGTTTATGTTTGAAAATATAAACCCAGTTTTATTAGTAACAAATGAACCTAATTTGAATGTTTCAGATGTTGATGTCGAAAAGTAATCAGATAAACCAACTTTATCACCTACGTAATCATACAACTTACCACCTCCAAACAATAAGTCATCCAATCTTCCATTTGTTCCATCTACAAATGTGTATCCTACGTCTTCAGCAATAAAATCAAAAGCTTTCTTTACAAATGCATAAGGCGATTGCTGATAGGTTGGTAATGGATTTGTAAAACCATAATCACACAAAGGAATCACTATTCCTTCATTATCTTGTGTTGTCAAATCATTTGAATTTCCTATTGATCCAGAATCCATTGATAAAATGTTTACTTTCCTTGATTCAAATGGTTCATAAAGAAACTTATCCCTAATCCGATCAAAGAAATCATTGATTCCATGCGTCACATCAACCTTGTATCCAGCAGCAGAAACTTCTCTTAAATTCAACCTACCTTTTTTGATAATCGGTGTTCCATCTTGAATATACTCAACATAGTTTATCTGATAAGGTTTGTTTGACACATTGCCATTCAAATCAAGATAGTCAAACACCTCACTGTTGTTAGCAGTGAATGGAAGTGTAAAGTTGTTGGTCACTCCTGACAACCTTTGTTTTAAATTGTTGACATCAAATGATTGTTTGGTTATACTCACAAACTGATCTTCAAATAAATCAATTCTACTTTTCTCAATGCTACCATCAACACTTCCGACAATTTCCCTTATCCACATGACATCATCAATGTAATTTGGTGTTGTGTTAAACGTTTGTATTGAACCAGTATAAACCAAGTTAATATCTTGCACTGTGTTTCCGCTTCCTTCGTTAGTTGGAAAGTATGCCTTCAGTCCAGTTTCTGCACCAGTATAAACTCGTGTCATATCTGCTACAACTTCTGATTGTGTTCTTGAAGTAGTCCAAACTGCCAATTCTTTTTGAATTGAACTACCAATTAATGTGGTTGATGTTGGTCTGAATCTACCCCAACAGAAAGTCCCTCCACTTCTTGAAAGTTGTAAAGTGTTTGGATGTGTCATTGTTTGTTGAACTCCATCAACATACAACTTTGTTAAACCAGCAGATTCAATGGTGAAACAAATATGATACCATTGACTCGCATCAAAAAACTGACCAGCATTTGATTGTATAGTCGCAAAATTATTACCTGACGATGTGGTGCTGAAAAGTGCGTTCAACACACCGTTTGCATTTATTTCCATGTAAAACGTACGTTGACCACTATTGCCATATTGAGCCATCAGAAACTCTCTTGACATTCCGTTGAAAGTTGTGTAAAATGGCTTGAGCCAAAAAGACACAGTTCTTGCTCCAGTTACAAAGTTTAAACCAAGAATAACTCCATCTTGATAGTTTCTGTCAAACCTTAAAGCATCATCGTAAACCGGAATATTTCCACCTTCTTCGATTAAATTTAATTCATTCATATTAATAAGATTGGTTATAAATTACACCCAAGTCAAAGGTAAATGAAAATTGTTTTGATGTTGTTTTGTTGCTGAACCCTCCTGAATTGTTTGTTATTTCAACCCTTCGCCAATTGTTACCACCTTCCCACAATTCAATCACAGGACTATTGATTAATGCCTTCATCATGTTGTTGTCATTCTCGCTTGATGTTGTTTCGCTTACTACCAAATAATCATTGATTTCATTACCAAGTGATACATTCCTACTTCTTGCACCTTCCAAATCATTGTAATTCCTTTGAACTCTTGACTTGTTCTTCCTTTGCTTTTCAATCGTGTAAACATCAGTGAACAACCAAAAGGATTGACCACCATTTGAATTAGTGAATCTGAAATATTTCCCCTCACATGAAGGGATCCGGTAATCAATATCAACAAATGTATCAGATGCACCGATATTGGCAATGTCATAGTTTGAAGTAGTTGACAAATTTGTCAATTCATTACCATCTGAATCAATCAAAACCAACCTCAACATTCTATCTTCAAATGTTGTTCCAAGTGAAGCATTGATGATTACACTGGATGCATCGTCTAAAACAATCTGCTGTGATGAACCAAAGGAATCAAATTGTATATCAATTGGGTATCCATTCCAACATGTTAATTGAAAGTCATTCACACTTAACTGCTCCATGAATGCTGATGGTGCATTGTATGAATAATCAATCATTTCAGGTGATTCCAATATCTGCCTACTTGCTTTCAAGAAATAAACAGGAATAGATGTGATCAACGTATCAACAACCGATGTGCCACTATAAACATTGATTTCAAATAAATATCCCCTTGAGATTGTGTCATCAACAAACAAAGCATTGGATGCAGTCAATATACTTGGGAATGTGTATTGTGGTTCAATGAATTGTTCGAACTCATAAACTGTTCCCCTTACAATTCCACTTAAATTGTATTTGAAAGTACCTGATGCATCAGGAATCAATTCAACTGTGGTAATGTCCACACCTGTTGAATTCTTGATTGTCACATTTGCTTTGTCATAAGATGCAACCGAACTACTGAATTCTAAATAGTAAGGATTGAACCCAGCATTTAACTTGCTGTCATTTGGTAAATTTGTTGTTACTGCCATATCATTTTGCCTTTTAAAAGTTTGACTATTTGCGCACCTTCATCCTTCGATTTCACCCAACAAACCGGATGTTCAGTTTTGAATACTTCATCCTTCCACCTTCTCCATCCTTTGACCTGAACTCTGTATTTCATGACTTCATTGTCAACCAATCTTGTATCCTTTACCAACCTATAAAATTTAGGCTTTTTGGTAAAATTTAAAAATTTCAACTTCAACATTTTTTAACTCTTTTTTTTGTATTTCTTCTAATAATTTTTCAATCCTTCCATCTAATAAAATAGACGAAATCACCTTTCCGACATTGTACTGATTTGGAACTTTTATCCCTTCCCTTGCTATTTTACGAGCAATCAGGAATGCAAGTTGTTCATCTGTTATGTTATCCCTTTTAACAATCTTACCCAATTGAACCCATTTCAATATTGCATCCATTGGCGGAAACTTACCAGCCCTTCTTCCTGTTTCCATCACCCTTGCATGAAGTGGTGCTTTGATTTCAATTGAACTATCTGATGTTTCATATACCAAACCACGTTCAAATGCACCCGATGCTTTCAAACCCATCTTAATGTAGTTTAGCACCAAATCTTTTGTGGTCTGTTTACCAAAATTATCTAACTCCTTTTTATACATCTAAATTCGCACTAAAATCAATCAAATATCCATCCATGTTTGCATCCATATAATTCACCCTTTTGGTGATTTGTGACACAGTCAAATCAATCTCACTGCAATTGTTTAATTGATTGATGAATGATGTCATATCATCATACAACGGAACAAAGTATTTGTCAAACCTGTAAGTCAACCCACTTGGATCATTGTTCCCCTGATAGAATGTTTCACTAATTACCGACTTCATTCCAATAAAAAAAGTACCTCTGAAATTGGCTAAATTCAAATACAACTCACCCTGTTTCACAGGAACAATGTCCATTTCATAAAGGTGAATAAATTTGTCTGTTGTTGCTTCGTTTGTCTTTAAATTGGTGAATGCCCTTGTTCCATGTGCAAACACAAAACCATTACTGGATGCGTAGTTGTCAAATAAAGTGACTAATGTTTGTAATTCATTCATTTTATCTTGTTTATTAAATCAGAATAGTTCTTTTCAAACAATGAATTTACACTACTCTGCAATGTTACAAAGGTAGTGAAAAAATATATCTTTTCATATGGCAGATTCTCGTAGTACTCCCATTTTGATTTGTCACCACCAGCAAGTGAATCAACCAAATTGTAAATTCCAAATTGATTCAATCTTTTGGCACCACTCATTTCCATTGCAATCTGTTTATTTGCATCAACAAATGAATCCAATTTTGATTCACGTTCCTTTGACAATTCCAACTTCTGAATGATGTGATTAATCAATCCAAACAAAGTGTTCACCCTCATGAATGGAATCACAAACATCGGAATCCTAAACACCATCTTCAAGGCAATACAAATATCAACAAAATCACCTGATGACATCAACCGCCTTAAATAATCAAAATCTTTCAATTTCAATTGGAATATATCTTTTCCTTTTAATATGAATCTATCCTTTGGCTTTACCAATGTCAAATATTCAAATGCTTGAATCTGTTCCTGTTCCGATAATTTCAATAACTTATATAATCTCATATTTTAAAAACTTAATCCAGAAAAACCTTTATTCACTAATTCAAAGTAATATCTCATCATGATGGAATCCCAATCATCCGGTGACCTTCCAATCAATTCCTTCACCTTTTCCTTTGGCAACAATTTAACCTTCCCATCCTTGTCCATCTCAACCAATTTAACCGCTTCCATTTCTTCGCTGATCAAATCAATTGTTTGTCTATCTCTGCAAATCTCACCCACTTGTTTATTCACTATTCTCATTGCCATCTTATGTGAACACTGGTTTTTCAAATTGTCGTAATTCTCACCATTCAATGCTTTGGAATTATTTACGAATCCCTTGCATCTTAATATGTCAATCAAACCACCACCAACACCATCTTCATCAGCCACAACTCTTGACCTACTCACACCATATTCAGCCATTAAATTTCTTACTCTGTCAGCAAGTTCAGTGATTGTATTTTTTTCAATTGCAATCCTTTTGATGCACAACCAACCTTTCCACACTCTTATGACTGATTTATCTTTTCCTTGACGAGCAACATCCACTGTCAAATATACTTCTTTTTCTTCAGTCAGATGAACAGGATTGAAATAGTCAACAATTGAATCAAAATCAATCAATGCAGATGGATCATCATCATATTCCCAATTCCCAAAATATAGTCTTTGTTTACTGTTCTTATCTAAACTCAAAAGTGATTCAAGATAGGATTCGGGTAAATGTGGATTGTCTGTTGGCAATGCTTGAATAAACACCTTACCTTCAGAAAGTGTTCCATCCTTTGCCTTTTTATAAAATTCTTTGTAAGTCCAGTTCTTTGCTGGGTTGCAAGAACCTAAAACTTTTGGGATGATTCCGAATTGATTCAATTTGTATCTGCACCTTGACAGAACAATCTGCCATGCCTTATGAACAACCTGATTGCATTCATCTATAAATGCACCGCAGATTTCAAGTGAACCAAGTGAATCAAAGTTTGGATCGGATGGATACAGGAATAAATCTTTTAATAAGACTTCACTGCCATTGTTCCACTTTATGATGTTTGATTGTGCATTGTAAGTGAATTGATTTCCTAATTCAAGTAATGAAGTAAGTTCAAAAAAAGTGTTTAGTGTTGTTTCTTTTAATGCCTTTAATTTGGATCTTCCCATCAACCACCTACTTCCTTTGTACCTTTGACAATTCTCAATCAACCACAAACAACCCAATGCGGATTTACCACCACCAGCAGCTCCCCCATATAAAACCTCCTTCGTTTTATCATCCTTCAAAAAATAAACTGCATGTTCCTGTTTAATTAATAGCTGCATTTATTCAGGTTTAATTCCTGTTCCCAATGTTATGATCGTTTCAATTGGTTTGTCACCACCTTGCAATGTTGTTTCTTGCTTGTCACGCCATCCAAATCTGTTTTTCATGTTCATGTACCAACCAGTATATGAAAAATCTTTTTCCTTCAGATTCTTTCTTCCGGATTTGTTCCACCATGATTCAGAAAGCATTCTGCCCTTTTTTATGGTTATCGAAAATTCTTCGTAATCCTTCATCCATCTATTCCAAAGATCACAAGAAAAAGTTCCTCTCCATTGATATATCAATGCTTTGATTTCAACATCTGCTGCACCTTCTGAATAAAGTTCCAATACTTCTTCATGCCAGTTATCCGGTAATGATGATAAATCTTCTTTTGGTCTACCTACTTTTGCCATATCTCAATTCATTCCATAGGAAATATATGTATATTCTTTTATATACATTTACCCCTAATTTAATTAATTTAATACAAAGATAGTAATAATTTTTTAAATAATAGGATATGAATTTCAATACCTATCCCAATTTTTTTTGACCATTTCAATATGGATTAAATCAATCTCTAATTGTGTCAATATTTGTTTCTCTTTTATCTCATCACAATGACATTGATTCATTTGCTTGGTGATGTAATATGTTGCCGAAATTGACAAAATTATTGTAAAGATGGCTAAAATTAATTTTTTCATTTGTTAATTTTCTGTTAACGTTTTGGACTTTTATATTGATTACCAATATTTTAACCCTAAATCAAAATAATTGATTTCGATTTTTGACACCCCCCCCTTAAAAAAAAACTTTGTTTCAGTAAGGGGGTAGGAAAACGCCTAAAATAATTTTATTATTTACTATCTTTTAACACGATTGCATCAACTCCGTATTTCTTCAATTCTTCAATTCTGAATTTCTGCAATGGTTTTAGTGTATCATTCGATTCTTTGCATTCAATGAACATTGGCTTTTCACCTTCCTTGATACAAAGCAAATCAGGAATTCCATTTTTGTTGGTCTTAATTAAATTTATTACAAACCAACCATCCTGTTCAAATCTCTTAATTATCTTTGTTTGGTATTTACTTGCCATTTATTTTAGTCTTTGTTCTATAATCTCGCAATACTCTTCACTAATTTCACTGCCTATCCAATTTCTTTTCAATTCTTTACAAACTATTGCAGTTGTACCACTACCCATAAAAGGATCATAAACTATTTCATTTTCATCTGTACTGCATAAAACAGGTGTTTCTATTAATTTAATAGGATAAACTGCAAAATGCTTTTCTTTGCTTGGCTTTGTGTTAATACTCCAAACGCATCTTTTAATTCTGCCTTTATCTGCATTTTTATTTATGTCATCATATTCATATTCAATATTAGTCAATCCTAAATCTATTTTATGAAAATCATCACTCCAATCATCAATAAAATCTTTAACTTTATTCCAATCTTCTAATTTTGGATAACTAAACCCAAGTGCGTCTTTTCTAAACCAATGCTCAATAGTAGATAGTTTTATGTTGTTAACATTTCTAAACAAATCTTTTGGATTTGTTCTGCTTCTTAAAAAATCAACAAAAAATAAATGATCTGGCAAATGGTTTCTTTTTTCTAATAATTTTAACCCTCTTTTTTTATTCATTCCTTGCCTTACTTGTTTTTCTTGTTCATCATTAAAATACTTACTTTCTTGTCTTTTATTTGTCTTGTTACTTACTTTCGTTTTTCGCTCTTCATATTGCGTATTAAATTTATATTTTTCATTCTTTACAAACATAAATATTCTTTCGTAATCATTAACAAATCTATCTTTTGCACTTGATGGCATTGCATTCGGTTTGTGCCAAATTATATCACTTCTACAAATCCATCCATTGTCGATCATCAATATTTTAAATCGGTCTGGTATTCCTATTAATGTTTTTCTTTTAATGCTACCTACTTTTTTACTTGCATAAGTATCTCCAATATTTACAAATAAAACACCATCATCTTTTAAAACTCTATAAGCATTTGTAAATACTTCTAATAAATTATTTAAGTAATCATTAAAACTTTCTTCTATTCCTATTTGTTTTACATTACCATAATCTCTTAAATTAAAATATGGAGGCGATGTAATAATACTTTGAATAAAGTTATCTTTCATTCTTGCCATTGTATCAAGGCAATTTTCATTGTAGTTTTTGTTTAATTCCATTTATATTATTTGTTTAAAGTAATTATTTGTAAAGTCTAATTTATTTGACACTCGTTTATAAATGTGTTTTTCAATTCCACCTTTTGCAAAGATAAAATAAACATCATTTTCTTTGGTTCGTTCCTTTGATGTCATTCGATCTTTGCCTTGAATGTATGACAATGCACTAAATTCGATGTTATAATAAATCAATGAATCAGCACTTGACAGATTCACCCCCTCTCTGCTACTTCTTATCTGTCCTAAAAACACCTTATCATCAGATTGGTTAAATTCTTCAGGTGATTCTGTAAAGTTCGGGAAAACGCTTCTTAATAGGTTAAACTCTTCTTTGAATATGTAAAATATTGCAATCTTCTTCCCTTTGAATCTTTTCTTGATTGCTTTTGCTTTGGAATCATCAATCACCATTGAATTCCCTGATTCAAATTTAACTGTTCCAGAACATAGCTGATGAATCTTATTTTGCAATTTCACTGATGTATCAGCCAGTATCACTTCTTCCTTTCCTTCAATGACTAAATCCTTCTTTAATTTAGATACAAATTGATACGTTTTAGGCATCATCTCAACTTCAATGATATGTTCGTTCACTTGCTGGTCAAAACCAGCTTCAGATTGAGTAAATGAAACGAAATAATCACCAATCACTTCCATGATTTTATCTTTATTTGCATCAGAATAATCATTTACTTTGGCATAACCAAGATTCCTTTGCTGAACATTAACGAAGTCCTTTGACCATTGGTAGAAATTTGCGTATTTCTTGAAAGGTGAATAAATATCCGACAACCTAAACTGATGAAATAATTGTGAATAAGATTCTGGAGATGGTGTACCGGATAAAAGTATTAATTTAGAATAAGGATTGTTTTTGATAAGCAATTTCAAATCCTTGAATCTTTTGGATGGCTTTGGATAAGTCCCAATTGAATGCGCTTCATCTATAATGAATAAATCAAACTCACCTGTAATCTTGTGCAGTGATTCGTAATTGATAACTGTTAGTTGATAGGATGGATTAAGTAAATTAAAATCATTTTGGATTGATTTGATTGCTTTCTTCTTTGTAACAAATAAAACACCTTTTTTGTTGTTAAATTTGTCAGCCAATGACAATGCGGTCAATGTTTTGCCAGTTCTAACCTCCATTGACAAATAAACCATATTGAATTGAATCAGTTTGGAATAACCATTATTAACAATCTTTTGCTGGTAATCTCTTAACTCAATCATTTGATGTATGGTTTTAATTGTCTTAAATTTTCCCTTGTCATTTCTGTGAATTCTGTTTTCTTTCCATTGTCTTTGGAATAATCAAAATCTAAATTTTTGATTGTATCAAGGCAATCCCATATTGAATTGCCTTTTGTTGTTCCTGTTACTTTCAATCTGTTCCGTGATGCTGGAATATAAAATTCATTATGAACATTGATTGATCCATCTGCGTTAATTAAATCTTTCATATTAAAATAGTTTTTGTTGCTTGGTTTGGTTTTCAATTCTTTTTATTGATTCTTCAAAATATTCTTTATCTAATTCGCAAGCAGTAAGTTCTAAATTCATTTGCTCCATTTTATTGACATTGTCTATTGCTATGGCAATACTTCCAGAACCTAAATGTGTGTCAAGTATTTTATCCCCTTCTTTTGCGTATTTCATTAATATCCACTCGTATAAAGATACAGGTTTTTGACATGGATGCCAACGCATTTGATTCTCCCAATCAATTTTGTTTCCTATAACATTGCCTATTGATACATAATGAAATATCTTCATATTTACTCCAAAACTATGTGAAGCAATATCGCAATCGGATAAGTTGCCCATTCCTTTACGCTTACCACCTCCTGTTTTATCGTGAACTATTCTTCCTACATCATCAACGTATTTACCATAATAATTAACTCCAAAAATAATTCTGTTCTTACTAACTCTTTTTAACTCGTTAAAATATTCTTTTGTTGGTATATTATTATTCCAATGTATATCTTTGTGTATTTTTTTTGATTTAGTATTGTTAAAATCCCCAATCCCATAAGGCGGATCAACTATTGCAAGGTCAAAGTGATTATCTTCATACCTTGACATAAGTTTCATATTATCTTCGTTTGTTATTTTTAAGTAGTCTTTCATTTTAAAAAGGTGTTTGTTCTGTTTGTTTTTCTTTGCCTATCATGAACCATCTAAATCCATTTGAACTATCTTGATTGAATTCTATATCTCTATATTTAGCAAGTTTCTGAATCCAAATATTGAACTTCTTCCTTGTCAACCATTTGTTGAAATCCTTGTATTCCGAAACAAAATTGTCAAAATATGTGACCTTATCATTCCTAACTCCAACAGGTAGATTGTCAGCATCCATTGACCATTCATAAAACTCCATTGATGTTTCTGCAATCAATTTTCTTAATTTTAGATTCTTGGCATTCTGCACAACTAAACCATTCTTCAAATAAGACTGCAAACAATAAATCATGTAGTTATCAAACCTGATGAATTCATCGGATGACCATTCGTCAAACAATTCCTTCTGAAATTCATCAAATGGTGTTAGATTGTCACCATAATATTGAGCAATCTCAAGTTCAAATCTTCTTCTGTTGTGTGAATTTCCTTCCCCTTTAATTGCGTAATTTGTAGAAATCAACATCTTTGGTGATTCTTCAACAGTCAATTTGATTGCATCCTTGTTCTTCCTTTCCAGTGTGATTCCTTCAGTCACTAAACTGAATTTTTGTTCAAAATCAAAGTTCTTCTTTACATCATCAAACACCAAAACCTGTGTGTCTTGTGTTAATGTCTGATAAGGAAATGATTTTTTATCATCAAATGTCTTTCCATCTAATATGGCAACCCTTCGGATTTGTTTAATCCCTTGCACAAACAAACCCTTCCCAGTTCCACCCTCCGGATTGTCAGAAATTACTTCATCATTTAGGATGATACATTTGTTATTCCTTTTATTCTTGTAGTTAGAAAGTAAGTAACCAATTGCCGATTCAATCGATGTTGGTTCTTTGCTTGATATGTTAAAAATAAATTGTTTGTAGTCATTTTCAATATTTTCTGAAAATACAAAATTTCTTTGAATTATTTGATTCTCCCAAATGTATCCATCAACATCAATGTAATCTGTCAATTTTACTTGTGACCTTGTAACCTCAACAACACCATTCTGATAGGCAATGAATGAACAATCTTTTGTGTCTTTTAAAAGCATCAATTCAATTGTTTCCAGTAGCAACAGAAATGATTCACTGAACAAATTTTGATAATTTGCACAATACTTGTAGACTTCAATTTCTCCATTCTCCAACAAATAATCCAAAACAAAATCTTTGATTTTAGATTCAGATGTTTCATTCACCTTATTGGATTGAACTCTCACAAAAGTTGGTTTTTCAGCACTTGATGGGAAGTGTTTTTTAAATCCATTGGATTCCAAAAAAAACTTGTATTTCAAGACATCAATCACCACCTTTTTATTCCCATTTTTTTGTTCCTCAATTGACCAAAAATCATCTTGTTCAATGTTTTCTTTGATTTCATTGAATAGTGATTCGTCAATCTTGTGGATTTCCATGACTTTTTCCTTCCCTTTCACCAAGTCATTCCTGATTCTTTCAACTTTTGAATAATCTTCAAAATATTTGCAATGTGGTGTTCTAATTTTGTATGCAGATGCAATTGCGTTCTTCATTTCATTTTCAGAAAATTCACCATAGACAACATTATTGTAAATATAATTTTCAGCGTAATATTGTGACACACCATATTCGCAGAATGCTCCAGCAAGATCAAAAATATAGTTGTTTCTTTCGCCTTTCACGAAATCTTTTGACCAATTGAAATTCATTATAATTTCAACAATTTTATCCTCGTCATTCAATGGAAGTAAAGGTGTTTTTTCTTCCACTTTATATCCTTTGTCAATCAGCACAGGATTAAATTCTTCCGCATCGTAATTGATGTAAATGTTTGGATCATAAGATTCAAAACAAACTCTATCAACATTTGAATTGGCTTTGTCAAAGTAATTAAATTGAAATTCTTCTTGGAATGCAGCAAAATATTTGGGATGTGTTAATTTGTCACATTTAGGAATATTGACAACTCCTTTGATTCCATTTCCTGATGGTGAAATGAACAATGCAACAAAGTGTTTATTCTTTTTCAATACATCCAATTCAGACATCATTGTTTCTTCATCCGGATATTTGTCAAAATCTGTGATCATTAAACCACTATGTTCAATCAATCCGCTTCCGCTTCTGTTTGAAAAAAGTCCACTAAACATGATACAAGGAAGTTCAACCTTCTTATCCTTGTTTCCGCTTCTTAATAGTTCAATCTTTTCTTTGCTCTTTCCAGTTTTAATGCGGTTCAATGCACTTTCCAATGTCAAAGTATAAGGAACATCCTTTGACTTGTATAGATCTCTGTAAATATTGATTTTTGTTTCTTTCATAAATTGGTTTTGATGAATTGGTTTTATCAAAAAAAACACCCTACTTTCTAAAACCAATTAAAAAAATGTGTAGGGTGTTGTTATCCTTTCTATTTAGAAAGGAACTTCATCTGTTTCATCCACTTCAACATCATTTCTTCCGAAATATGTGTCCATGTATCCCTGTAATAAGGATGCAGATTCGATTGCCAGTTTATCTTCTGATTTGGTAATATTACCACCGATTTTGAATTCAGGTGTTGTATATTTAACTGCACCCTTTTTTCCTTCTTTTGCTTGATTGATTTCAATCCATTGGTTATCCAATAAATGATTATTATCATTGTAGAAATCAGAATAAGCCTTCACACCACTTCCTTTCAATTGGAAGTTAACAAGTGATCCATCAGGCAACATTCCGTACACTGATCGGTGATAAACTGCTCCAGCATTTTTGATTTGCTCCTTAATGTCTTTGTATAATCCTTTTCCAATCTCACCACCTTTGAATGCTTTCACTGATAGTTCTTCTTTTCCTATTGAATAAACTTCATTTGAATAAATACCACTTTCAGATGCATCATTCCAACCTTTTACTGTATGGTAATGTTCCAAGAATAGGAATTTGATTGGTAATTCTACAAGGACATTCTTGCCTTGTTCTTTGTCGTAATAAGCAAATGACTTGTCATTGCTTTTCCAGTTTAAATACTTCGTTACCGGTGAAGTTGTTCCGTTCGTTGGTCTGTTTAATCTTGCCATCGTTTTTGTTTTTTATCTCGCTTACAAATTACGTAGGTGTAAGCATCCTACTTTATTTTAAGATTGTATTGTTCGACAATATACGCATTATCTATATTCTCACATAATTTCTTAATACATTTTACTTATTTTTTCATCAATGCCATAATCTAACAATAAAAGCTTTCCATTATACATTCCCCAGTTTTCAGGATTATAAAGATCACAATTAGGAATGTCAAGTTGCTTAATTATAGATTTAATTTTCTTTACGTTTGATGCCGATATTGATTCAACTGGTTCAGCACGTTTTTGTAAAACAATACCGAAATATTCCCAAATAATGGGTTGAAGTATGTTTTTAGATTTGTACTCCTCCCATAATTTGCCCTCGTTCTTTCCTTGTAAATATCCCCTATAATCTATGGGTATCTTCAAAACTCGTTTTTTGCCCATTACCACTAATCTTGTAGAAATCTTAATCATTCTACTTGATTTTTAAATTAAAAAATTCTACAATATTGCAATTCTCTATATTCTTACCTAATTTCAAAGCCTTTTTGATTTCGGTTTTATTTGCTTGTTCGGTAACTTTTACCGTTTTGTATTCCTTTGGTAAACTATTTACATCTTCAACCTCTACCCTTTCAGATTTGCGAAGGCCAAAGGTATTAGTTCCAACTGTAAACTCGCCAAACATTTGAATTGCTCCCACAAGTCTATTCTTTAAATTGTCGATTAGATTGTTGTTTCTTTTCTTTAATGCCTGTAGTCGCTTTATTTCGTTATCAATCTGCATATTGAACGCATCCTTTGACAGAATAACAGAATGATAAGCAATCGCCTTATTTTGTAACTCATTTTTATTTATATCAAGTTTATATTCCAGTTCAGGTGTAAGTTCACCATCCAGTTCTTCCACCTGGTTAATTAGTTCCAGGTATTCATTTTTGATGTCGTAAAGTGTTGTTTTCATTTGTTTTGGTTTTTTAGTTTTATTATTAATTGGATTAATTTCTGTTCTTTGTTCTTCCAGTAATCCCATCCATCCTCCTCAATCCGTACAAAGTATTGAATCCTTTGTATTTCTTTCCTTGCAAGTTGAATTATCTCCTCGTTTGGCATCTCTTTAATTAAAGCTTTGACAAATTGAGGACTAAATTCGTATCCAAGTGAATTGCTAACTAAATTGTAGATTGTCTTTTCCATTCTCAAAGATGATAATTAATGTTGATATTTCAAAATTATTTCTTCTGCAATTCTATCTCTTTTGTCAGCAGTAAAGTTTACAACCTTGTGTTTAAGTATGTTTGAAATCCTATCAACGTCATTCTTTACCACGTTATCAAATTCGTAATATCCTTTGATTTGCTTTATAGAATGAATCATTGTTGCGTGGTCTTTGTGGATAAACTTACCCATATTAGTAAGATTTTCTTTTGTATATTCCTTGCATAAATAAGCGTATAATTGCCGAGCATAAACAAACTCCCTTAACCTTGTTTTTCTGTTCTTAACTTCATCGAAGTCCATTGCTAACTCTTTGCAAATTACTCTTAAAACTTCTTCTTTTGTAACTCTGCCCATTGGCACAAACTTCTTGAATGTACCAACGTAAATGTATGGGTGAATCATATTGCTTTCTGGATTAGTTCGTTAATACTTTCTTTTGTTCTTTGATTGCTATTGTAATTCTGGATGCACCTCCTGAATAAATCAATCACCATTGGTGCATTCGCTTCTGTTAGATTTCTATTCCCCCTTACAATTGCAGTAAGTGTGATTGGATTGTATGAATGCTTTTCAGCTATTTCCTTGATATCTCCCAATCTTTGGTTGTAAATTATGTAATTCATTAACTCCTTACTTATTGGATTTCCAAAGTGTTTGTGTTCAAATATT